TTAAAGTAAAGACGTGTTGCTTTTGTATAACTTGGGTTTGTAACTTCTACGCCGTTACCGAACGATTCCATTTCCTTGATTCGTGTATTGACGTACTTAATGTGCTTCTCTATTTCCGCTTTGTGTTCTTCGTTACTTGTATCGAAGTAGTCACCGCCGCACCCGCAAGCGCAACCAAGGTCACCGCGGTATGTGCGTTCTACGTCTTCGATTGTAATTTTTTCTACTCGTGTAACTTTCATTTGTTTGTCCCTTAATCGCTATGCTCGTCAGGCAAGGTGCGCGAAACCTTGCGACTATGTGCGGTTGTGAATCGCACATAGTTTCGCGAAAGTTAATTTTGTTTGTCCCTATGTAATTTTCAATGTACGTGTACGTTCCCTTACTTGCGTACGTGCTCTCAGCGATTCCGCCTACTACGAGCGATACGGGCTTTCTGGTAGTACTAAGAGAATCTTACGCTGGTTGTAACGGTTTAGCCCACAGGGAAGCCAACATTTTTCACGCTCGTTTAGACCCCTAGAAGCCCCGTAGAGCCGTTTTCGGATTCCGCAGGGGTTTCGGATAGGGGACGGCGGCAGGACACGCGGACGCGCTAACTGCCTACTTGACGGCATACGTTGTAACGCAGTTACGATTTCTTTATGGCTACTAACTCTCCTGATTCGACTTACACACACGTTGCTATCCGTATGGGTGGATTAGTTGTGGAAATCGGTACTGAAACCGCGTACCCCGATATGGTGAGCGATATTACAAACCGCGTACTAAATACTTTTCAAGAATCAGTAAAGACCGCTAAAGAAAACGGCATAGATATTTCTAATATGCGACTCATCACAACTGAGTACGGGGACGATTACGAAGAAGAGTAATGTGTAAAGATTGCGGTAATTGCTCTAAAGAACACACGGTCACAATAGATGACGCAGTAGACGCGGTTCTTGATAGCCCTATCTAGTCAAGCCAAACTTTATATTCAGCCGTTACACGACCACGCACAGGGTCAATAAAGTGAAGACGTTGTGACGGAATAGCACTTGCGGCAAGAAGGTCACGTGCGTATCGGTTATCAGATTCGGTACTGCCAGTTTGATAAACCGAACCTTGACCGTTAGCCATTGGCCAGCAAGCGTGTGTGTGATAGTGACCAATATAAACGTCACGGAATTCCCACGGGTACGCACCTGACCGCCAACGGTTAGCGTGTCCGACAATAGCGGCAGGTGAAGCAAAGCCATTACGTCCTACTTCGTCACCGTGAATTAAAAGCGCGCGATAGTTTCCGACTTCTACTTGTTGAACGTCATCAGGGCAATCTTGCCAAGTTAATCTTTTTTCGTCCGCTAATAACTGACGCGCTAGTTCGTAACACATACGGTCAATATTGTCGTTTCTTGGAACGTCCGCGCGCTTACTTCCAATACGTCCGTGGTTACCCCATTCCGCTACTACTAATACTTTTTCATAAGTTGCTAAGGCTTCTCTAACTACTTCGGTTATTAAACGCGAAACAGTTACGTATTGTTCAAATAAAGTAGAGTCAATTTCGTGTAATTGCGCAGGGTAATTAAATAAACCTTCGACCATATCGCCACCGAAAAGTATTACTACATCTTTTACAGGGTGGTCTGCTCTTTGAATCTCCGTAATACGTCTTGCCTTCTTAACGAAATTAAAGACGCGTTCGCGCATTACTTGTGAGTTATAAGTAGTAGTTTTCTTCGAACCTTGCCAATCCGTTAAGTGCCATAGGGCTACTTCAGGTTTAGTTTTCCTTTTATCTATTACAGGCGGTACTACTGGCGGAATCTTTCCCATAGATAGGGTTGCGTCATACGCGCTTTGTTTAGTTGCTACTACTAATTCATCAGTACGTTGTCTTGCGTCTTTTAATTGTTTTTGGGTTCTTATTAAGGCTCTACGTAATTCATCTAAATCTTCGTTGGCTACTTCGTCTGGAATATCTTCCAAACGTTTTTGTAGCGTCACTTATCCGTACCTCTGTAATACGAAGCCGCATTATGCGCGTGTTCGGTATAACCGATTTTATCAAGCCAATTATCTTCGTGTTCAGGATTCTTAAACGCTCTTACCGTTTTAAAAGCGTCCATCATTAGTCCTACTTTAAAAGGTTCTATAGGCGCAGTACCTAGAAGCGCACCCCAAATTTTTCCTATTGTTAAAAAGTTTTGGTAGAAGTCCCCGTGGTTTAATTCGCGTTCTTCAAGTATCTTTTTTACTTGTTGTTCTCGCACCGACATACTCCCCGTCTATGCGTACTGATACTTATTTCAGCAATCCTATGTCCTTCTTTACGTAGGGCATTAGCAAGGGTGACGTCAGGAATTCTTTTTTCAATAGCCTTATGTAAAGCGTCTTTATCTTCTTTACTTAACTTTTCTATGATTAAGGCAAACGGGCAAGGTTGGTCTTGCTTCTTATACCGAACCATTTCAATCGAATCTTCTAAAGTCATAGGAAAAGGGTACAGGGAAGACTTCTCAGAAGGCAACCGACACGAGCAAAAGAAATAGCCCCGTAGCGTCTTCCCCAATCCGCTACAGGGCTAAAACTATTATTGTTTATTTAGTTTTTTTAGACTTACTTGCCTTTTTTAATTCTACTTCAACTCTGTCGGCAATCAAACCGAAAGCAGGGTCATTAGGATTGACCGCACGGATTGCTGGACCAACTACCGATATAAGACCAGCAATAAGTATTGCCTTAATATCAGTTTCTCCATTTACTACGGCAAACGTTACAACTGCTACGAAGGTACGCGTATAAGAAGCAACTACCGCTTTAAGTTTCTTGCTATCCATTTTTATCCTTTCTTTGGTCGCGCTACTGCCATAATGGTTTTGTAGTCGCGCTTCTTTTGGTAAAAGCCGTCACCGTTACTTTGTGACCCTTTCTTACCACTTGAAGTATTCCCTTCCCATACGTACATAAATTTAAGAGTAACATTATGACCTTTAACGATTCCTACGTGGTCAGGCATAGCGTCTTCGTCAAACTGGTAAAAGATAAGGTCATCTTGCTTGGCTTGTCCGATAGGTACTAACTGATTATTTTTAGTTAAATATTTAAGCCACTCATCACAAGACGCAAAACCTTTTGGCTTAGTCTTTGACGCAACTTCAAGAATTCGCCCTGCTTCGTAAAAGATTTTAGACGCGCTCATAGCACACCACGGCTGGTTATTTAATCCGTACCATTTACCAAAAATTGTATCGTTATTGCCTGTTTCTAAATAACCTTCATAGCCTTTAGCAATTTCTTGAACAGTTGCCATTACACGCCTACCTTTGTTTTAATTATTGCTTGATTTATTTTTAATTCAGTAACGTCTTGACTAATACAGTTTATTTGGTCTTTCATAGAGTTGCCGCCGTTCTCCCAAAGTTGGTAGTTAATCTTAACTAATTGTTTATCTTGTTCTGTTAAACGCGTATCTAACTTACGCCAAATTTTAAAACCACCAATAGGTGCGCCTATAAAAATACCAAATATTGTGGCAAGGCTCGCAACGTCATCTAAAGTCATAATGTAATGGTAGCAAACTAATTATGGATAAGTTGTATCTGTTATCTTGCGCCAGTTTGTGCCGTTCCAAAACACTAATTTATTAGTATTAGTATCAAAGAAAATATCGCCTGTGCGTGGATTAGTTGGCGGATTAGTAGAAATATTAACGTTAGGCGCGGTAAATCTTTGCGCGGTTTCTAACTTATTTAAACGGTTATAAATTTCCTGAAACATTACACGTAAGTCAGGTGGTTGATTTATGTAAGCCATAGCCGTTCCTAGTTAGTAGTAGTTGTTAAAGTTAGCGTTACGCGTTCTGGTCCGTCTTCCCCAGGTTCTACGTTAATTCCAACTATGCGGTAAACAGTATCAAAGCCTTCAGGAAAACGTTCATCTTGAATAATTAAACGCGCGTCATCTCCAATATCGTAAGTTCCAAAAACAGGTTCTACGAACGCAGGGACAATAACTTTAACGATTGGTGGTGGTTCTGCAAGCGCAAGAACTTGCGCGGTAGCCAATTCGTTAAGCACCGCTTGGTCGGTTATATCGGAATACGAAATTGTAAAATCAAGTAAAGGAAAACCGTTAAGAAGTGAAGTAGCGTCTGCCGCGTTAGCGCGTAATTTACCTTCGTTAGAACCTGCGCCTGTAACGTAAAGATTATTAGTAACAATAGAACCGTCTTCAGGGTAATCATATTCAACAATATTTCCAGCAGGAAAAATAAATACTGGCGTTTGTAAATCACCTACGCCTGAATCAACGTTACCTGTACGTGGATAACCAAGTACTAAAGTTTTAGTAGGCTCGTTTGTAACGTTGTCGTATTCAACTTTAATATTAAAATCAAACCCGTCATCTTGGTTAGATAAATCTTTAACCGCTTGCCATACGTTTTTATATTCGTAATTGTAATAAACGCGGTCTATAAGTACGCCTGAAACTACTGTAGGAACAATTACGCCAATATCACCTGAAGGAAGAGCCTGTGCGTCATCTATTAAAGTTTTAACTATTGCTAGTTGGTCGGTATTAGTAAACGCTCTAGTTGTAGTTATAAGACGTTTTTCAAAATATGCTTCAAATTCGCGTGCGGTGATAGAAAGAATTTGACTTGCTGAGTTATAAGAACGCCCTAATATAATCCCACCCCATACAAGTACGCCGTCCCTATCAACATAAATAGCGTTACGTGTAGGTTGCGTAGAAGCGTCTACGTTATAGCCGTATGTATTAACGCCTGAAAGAAGTAGGTGCGCTTGAAACGTTCCTGCTTGGTTTAATTGCTGGTTAAAAGAAACTCCCGTAATAGGAAGTTCAGCAACTATCTCATTTGTAAGTAAATCCGCAAACAAATACCGATAGGTGGTTGTCACGTTATCTCCTATTCAGTAGGCAGAATAACTTCTTCCCACGCTAAATCTTCTTCGTTCCATTTATAAAAGCCGTCAGTTGGCATAGGTATAGGTGCTTCCCATAAATAAGTTTCGTCATTTAATGACCAAGAAGCAAACGGTTGCGGTGCGGCAAAACCTACTCCGTCAAACGTATATCCAATACCAGCATAATTTTTATGTAGTGCAGTACCGCCTAAAGTATGAGTACCACCGTGTGTATTGTAAGAAGTTTGTACCCAAGTACCACCAAGATTAGTTTCGCACCACTCTTTAGTATCAGCAACAATTACGCGCTCTACAACGCCGTCAATAAGTTCTGCAAAATGCGCCATTATTCTTTCTCCTGTTCGCCATAAAGCGTTACTGTATTTAGTAATTCTACTTTACGTTTAGTTACTATTCCGCCTTTTTCATCTAGTTGCGCTTTA